GACCTCAGGAATTTCCTCAAACGCCTCACAGCTGTCCGGCCCCCAGCGTCTTGCGCAGGTGTCGCATGGACTCACGTCAAATTCCGGCTCGAAGTCATTCATTCTTTCTTTCAAACCCATCATGGTTCTCCCACCACTCGCGCGACCACCTTGGTCAAATAATCCGATTCTTTTGTGATGCTTATAATCTTGATCCTCGTGCCATGCTTGAGTATCAATTCAGATTCACGCTGTGCTATGCCGCGCCGCGCCGCGCCCGGACGCATGTGTGACAGCGGGTTAAACATCCGCGTGCCTGCCCTTGTTTGTATTTCATAAATTACACTGTATCTGCCAGACCCAGCAAAACTTTTAGCCAGACTTCTGTCCACCGAAGTTGACCAGAAGGCTTTGTCCTCCAACGTGCCGCCAACCTTCATCTTGCGGAAGCGTTTTTCACTCAGTTTGGTGCCCCTGAACACCGTCATGTCATGCTTGGTCTTGCGCGTCAACGTGCCATTCCAACTTCCCGTCAAACGGTCAATGTGCTTTTGAGTGTATGCGTCACGGCTTTTGCCGCCGGTCTTCCTCAACGCGGTGTTGATGTCCTGATAATTAGAACTCACATAAGCTGATGCGGAATCTTCAAAAGTGCCGTCCTTGTAGGTGAAGGTCTTCTTCGCACGCTCAACCTCATCAGCGTAGTACTTCATCGCCTGCCGCTCAGTCAACGCTCTGGCCACTTTCGGCTTCGGCTTGGGTGCTGGCTTCGGCTTCACCTTGTTCTTGACGGGCTTCAACCCCGGCAGTGGCGGTGGGGTCTTCTGTTTCTCCACCGCAGCAAAATCAACCTTATGTTCCACCCAGCAGCGGCAGTTAATGGCTTCAGACCCCGGCCCGTCACCGGGATACATCATTTGAACACCTGTAAGTGGATTCTTGAATGGCTCATCCATGGGCTTGGTCTGTTGCACCGCGCCCATCATCTTGTGGCCCGGACGCTCATGCTTTGAATAACCGCCATGGTGCCAAATGCGCTTGATAGCTTTCTTGGGGGCCAACCCCTCGTCTACCACCTGACGCATTGACTCGTCTGATGCCTCATTCACCGCCTTCAACGCTTCGGTACGCGCAATGGTTTCACCGCGCAGCTGCTTCAACCGATCACTGTACCGTGATGTCAGCCGGTCAATGGTGGCTGACGGCAACCGCTTGCCAGTCTTGATGGCCTTCTTGACCATGGGATCAAAGCGCCGGTCTCTGCGTGCCCGCTTCAAGTAATTCTCATACTTGTTAACGTCATGCAGCTCGTACCGCGCCTTGGCAACAGCCTTAATTTGCGGTTTGCTCAAGTTCACAAGCCCGCCAACACGTTTGCCGTTGGGCCCAATCCGGCCTGCGATGTCCAATGCCACGCTACGCGGCCCGCGGCCTGCTTTCAGGCCATTGGTCAGCGCCAACCGCACAGCCTCACGCTGCCCTTTGTTGATGTTTTTGATCAACGTAGAGGAGTTGGCCTTCAACCATTTCTCAGCGCGAGGATTACTAATATCAAACATCATGCCAAACTCAGCAGGCACGACAGCATTCATATTGAATGTACCGCCTTGGTTGTACGCGCTGCGCACCTGTTCGGTCAAGTTGTTCCAAGACCCGGCGCGCATGCCGGCGGCGTGCATCACCGCATCAATATCGCCGGTCTTGATGGCGGCTGTCAGTTTGCCCACGTTCAAGCCTTTCAGCGTTTGTGCAACAGAATCAGCAAAACCTTTGCCAAGAACCAGTGCCATCTGATCCAACAGCTTTTCAAGTGCGGCTTTACTTAGACCGGGCATTACGCTTTCAACGAGTCGCCGAGATCCACTTTATCATGATCAACAAGGAATGACGCCCGAAAAGTCTTGTACCGTGGCTCGTCATTAACGTGGATGTAATAAAAATGGCCATTCGCGCCTTGATTTGCAAGCAACTTGCCATCCTCAGTAAAAAGCAAGTCATTGCCATTCACATTACGGATAACCAGCTTGACTTCTTCAACATCTTTGATTTTTGCTGGCTTCATTTTACTTCCTGCAATATACATACCAGAGCACAACAATAGCGCCGGGCTTTAGTGGCTCAAGTTTATATACTTGATAAACATTGGACCCAATAGTCAACGTGCCTTTCAAATCTGGCGCTGGATCATTGTCAGTGCTCATGATGAACTTAAAATCGTCCTCGCGAACCAATGTACCGGTTCTGTCACTAAACGAAAAGCTTGTTTTAAGCACTTTAACGGAATAAGTTGTGGGCGTGCCCGGTGTCGGATCCCAATCGTCACCAGTTGTCGCGCCGGGTTGCGATAGTGTGGCGGCCTGTCCGAAATTCGCAATTTGTGGCTCAGCTACATTGTCCCGGATGCTGGCATAATCAAATGTCATTGGTATTCCTCAGCCATGCGTTCAGCCTCTTCTTTGCGCACAGCTTTCTCACTCACGGGATAGCCATTGACGTAAACGATCCACCAGCCGCCGCCTTTGGACTCTAGCTTTACGCCACGGTCGGGCTTTGGGCTCGGCGTCCCGTCAAGACGTTCAACCGCAAACATGCCTTTATCATACGCCTCTGCTACAGGTTGTGAGTTGCACAAAGCATCCCAGTGCTCCTCGGTGACTTCTTCGCTGTCGTCAACACCCAGAACTACCGATCTATAGGTGCATGGAAGGCCAATGGCCCGATTCGATTTGTTCGTTAATAAATACATATCATGTCCTCACAGCTCGCCCTGCCACGCCTGAGCTGACAGAACCGGTTAATACAGGTGCCAGAATGCCTCGAATGATGTTAATCACAGGCAAGCTGGATGCAGCCCCATGTGGCGCGGTATACTCAATCTTGATCACATCGACCTGCACGCTCTTCTGCTGCGTTCCCGGCGTATAATCCGGAAGCAATGAACCGGGGTTTGCCAACTCACGCAATGCGGCCTCATAAGATGCGTTGTAAACCTCACTAGGCACTGTGTCCGGATCCAGATAATTGCCTTCAATATCATATGCATCAGTTCTTGGCCATTCGCGCAATTGGTCGCGCAAATCGGTTTTAAGACCCGGAAACGAGGCCATGAATGCTTGGTCAATATATTCAGACCCCCGTAATAGAGCAATATTTCGCGCAGCCTCTGCCCCCGCGGCCCAAGCAGTGTTGCCACGAGCAGCGTGATAGGTATCTGCTGCGGCTAATGTGCTGTAAAAGTCAACCATTTCAATACTCCGCGGCTAATGCCTGCGCATCGACTTTAGAAAGTGTGCCTTTGTGCGCGAGCCGATCATTGACAATAACCACCCAGCGCCCGCCACCTTTGTGTTTGACTTTGACGTCATTTTCCTCACCGAGACCTTCGTCTTCTGCCACTTCAATATCAGCAGCGTCAACCGTCTCCAGCCTGTTTTCCCACAACACATCGGAACCCCATCGGAAATCAGCTTCATTAATAACCAAAGGTGTGCCGTTGTTGTCAATCATCACTGTTCGAACTTTCATTTGATTGCCTCATGAATTAATTAAAAAATAGCGGGGACATGGGGGATCCCCGCTATCGTGAGCTGGCCTAAAGGGTATCAGTAGACCAGTAGAGCAGTATGACGTGGTTGAATAACTTTGACGCCCCATGCGAGGGACACGTCAAACCGGACCTTGTGATAGCCTTTGTAAACTGCTACCTCAAAACCCAACCCAGAACGCGGGTCCGTCATCATCATACGATCAGTCGCAGCGTCACCGCCTTCAGGCATCGCAGGAGCGCGAGCCGCAAGAGCAATGGCGTTACGATAGAAAGCAACACCGGCGACTTCATAATCAGGATCAGCTGGAGAGGTAAGATTACCCACCACGGTGATCGCTGTTGCAGCAGTCCCAATTGCTTTCATCAAACCCGGAGACTGAAGCACAACAGTGCCGCCGCCAGAAACATCAGCATCGCCTGTCACAACTACATACTGACGGGCATCGCCAGCAAAGGTGATGAGATCACCCGTTAGAATTGTGCCAGTACCAGCAGAAGCCAACGTGATGGTGGTCGCGCCAATTGCGTACCCGGTTGCGTCAGTCGTCGCACTCAAACCAGAACCGCCGGTATGAGATGTCCCCTGACCAGTCTCACGGACCTTCATGCCATGCGGGGTAATCAAAACACCCTGCTCAGCAAAAGGCACCTTGGAATAATCGCGATCAGCATTGATGCCATACAAGGTGCGCAGTGCTGCGCCCGTTGTGGTGTCAATAACCATCTGACGATCACCAGCAGGAGCACCGTTGTCAGTCAGGATTTTGCCCACTTGACTCAGGTCGTCGATATCAGTGCCAAACACTGCGCTATTCGGCGAACCATGGCCGCGGGAGGCACCAGCAGCAGCAGCGGTAGCGAGATCATTTTCGATCTCGTTAGTCAACACACGCAGAGCT